CTTTATCAAAAGATAATTTATGTTTTTCCATTAAGTCAAAAAAAGTTACATTTGGTTCTTGCATACATTATCCTCATTAGGGTGATGCAATTTAATTTGCCATTAACATTACAGTCAAAACAAAAAGAAGAAACATAACGTAAACCCGTTTAATCCAATACTCTCTGTTCAGTATGCGTGGGTCGTGGATAAGATAGCTTTGTAACTCCAACATATCTTCATCATATTCAATGTATGGTGGGTTTACTAACTTGTTAAGATACACTTCACTACCTATCTTAATTTTGCCGTTGTTGTATGGGGTATCTTTCATTCGTTACTCCCTGAAAATTGTTCGCTTTTAACTTCCATCAAACGTTTATTAAGACCATCTACCTTTTCATACTTTTTTAAAATTAATTGATCAGATGACATACACTTCTTATCTTTTTGTCGATATAAAGTTCCTGTTATGGCATCCATCAGGTATGTGATTCTATGTTCATCGGTAGCTATGTAGACTGGTGTTAATACTCTTTCTATCCCACTAATGTCGCCAAGATAAAGTTCCTTGTCAGCAATCCACGTTTTTTTAGAAGAGCTTTTCGGTCCGACTGGGAAACAACTGTTAGTCATAGCTGTCATCCCATTTATAGACTTACGAATTGATGTTGTTTTTAGCATTGTTTTTTGCCTTTCTTACAGTTTTAATTCCAATTTCAGGTTCTGCATTACGTGCTTTGAGCATTACATCTGCGTAGGTATATGCCACTTTTGCTACATCGTTAATGAGAAGTTCGTTTTGTTGAATCAAACCCATTAATGCAAACATGGCAAAGCAATCTCTTATGGTTGGAACTTCCTCGTTCATTTAGATTCACCCTTAAATAGTTTTGACTCTATATAACGAATGATCGCTGCTTGATCTGCAACAAGATTGCGTAAGCTATTTGTTTTTTCTTCAAGAGCATCGCACTTAGATCGCCACTCTAAGCAGAACTTGTACAAGTCGTCGTTCTCTTGCTTAAGTTTGCTCATGCTTAGGGTCTTGTCAAACTTGGGGGTAGTTGACTTGGTTGTAGACGTTTGTGTCTGCGAGATATACACACCATCATCGTCAAGTCCAATTCTTTTGGTTTTACGCAAATAAGCTAAACCTGTATACACCCTTGACGAGTGTCCACCTATTAAACTAATAAGTTCTTTTGGGCTTTTGCCACCTTGAGTATTTAATACGTCAAGGATCTGTTTTGTTGTTGATTTCTTTTTCATTACTTTCTCCTGTTGATAACAAACTAGGAAGATATTTAACGTCCTCTTCCCTTACGACGAGAGATACACCACCTGCCTCGATGATCTTTTTAAGATTCATTTCTTGTAAGGCTGTTAGTCTACCTTTTCCCGCTTTGGTTTCAATGCCTATGAACTGCCCTTTTAGACAAACCAAAAAATCAGGTGCGCCCTGCCTACCATAACCTCCGGTGACTGGCATCACGTAGTAAGCGCCAAGCGCATCAAGCACTTGGCGTACGGATTTTTTTACTTTACCTTCAGGTGTTGTCGCCACCCGATTCTCCTATGAAGACCCAAAATATATTTTCTGATATACGTCTACCAACGGTCTCGACTTCTTGGTCATGCTGATTGTGGTCAAGTAACATTAGTACCGCAAGCTTATCTTGCACCCATTTTGGTAATTCGTCAACCCCTGCGTAACATTTTTCTAACTCAGGTTGAAAATTATCTAACATTTCATAACAGTCAGTTAGAACACTCCCGTCTTCATTAATCTTTATTCTATAAATAGGATATTTCTTTGCATGTTCTATGTAAGCTAACAGCAAATCTTCAGGTGCAGTAAGCATTTTCTTGCCCTGTGCATCTTTCCAGTCTGCATGAAAGCCTAAATCATAGAATAAACTTATGTATAGATCTTTTTCTTTACTATATGAAATGTTGCGTAGCATTATTCAGACCTTTCTATCCAGTAATGTTTTTCATCTATTTTCATACCAACATTAGTTACATATTGTTTAGGTTCTAGAATTGCAAGCGTAGCAACACCGCCCAATATGTCTTGTGGTGCGGATGACATAGGGAATGTTTGCATATCTGAACCAAAGGTCGCTGACGATGCATGTCTTAAGTTGTTAGCCCGTTGCACATCTATGTAGGTATCTCCACCTACGTTATATAACCGCACAAATAAGGCATAGACTTTTTTGTCTTTCTCTTCGTCGTAGATCTCAACTCGTTCAGGTAAGACTTTCATAATGTCTTGAAATTGTTGACTAACAAACGTAACCCCTTGATTCTTAAGGTTTAATAGTTCTTTAATCCACAAGTCTTTAGCGTAACTAATGGGGTCAAGCGTACTAGTCATTTGATTTCGTGCATGCGTAAGTGCTGTTTGCGAATTTGAAGCAATACTGTCATACGAATACGTAGCAAGTTCTTTAGTAGAAAATGGGGTTAAGTATTTCTTTGCATTGATTATGGCTTTCTTAATATCTAAAGTCATTACCATATGGAATTGATCTCTACCCTCTCTAAATTTTGGGTTACGTATTTTACGGCTATGCACAACGTATGTAGGCTTACCGCTTTTGGTTGCACTGAAATCACCAAAACCTATGTGACCAATTTGATAAGGGCAGTCATCCATAGTTACAAGAAAATAACTCATAACGTGGCAACGATTACCTGTTTGTGTATCTGTTTCTAATACGTCATTACATGCAATAAACTTAACGTGTGGCATGATTTTTTGTACTTCTGACAAAAATTCTTTCATTTCTTTTGATACAGCCATACCATCATAGATATGTTTCCACCCTTGTTCATCTACTGATTTTTTTGTTCGTTCAACTCTTGATTTAAACACGCTACTTGTTAGCCATTCATTTATATGAGTAATCATAACCATTCTCCTGTTAAGTTATTTATTTTAATTCCACCGCTTGCACACCTGCTACTTTTCTTAATACTTTCTTAAATTCACTGAAAGCTTTTTTACGTGTTGGATTGAACCTACCATCAGTATTATCATCACCACTAAACACCCCTGCGTTATAACAAGCCAAAGCACACAAAGCCATACGATTATCATGCTCAGGGTTTTCTAGTATCTCTCTGACAAGATCAGGACTTATTTGTCTGTCCCAATACCAAGATGAACCTTCAAAAACTTCGGCATAGCCCTGTCTTGTACTACGATCTTTCATAGTGTCACCTAGAATCGGCATAACAATATGCGCCCAATCCCACATCTCTTTGATCAAAGGATCATACTTATTGACAAGATCTTTATCCAAACGACGTAACTTCATGGGTAATAGCTCAGTTGTGCGTGTAAACTTACCGCCAACATGTTTGAACTGTATGTAATAATCTTTGTCCATTACCCAGTTGCCGTTGACGTTTTTAAGCACAAACTTAGGTAAATAGTGTTCAGATACTTTCTCAGTACCCCACCCTCTACCACCTTCAACAACATAGTGTTTGCCATTCTCTATCCTGAACCACAACGGATCAGGTAAGTACGCACTTAAGAATGAGTAACGACTTAGACTGTATGACCCACTTGAACACAAACGAACAGTCAAGTAATCTCCATCTTCTTTGCGTTCCCAAATGATTGGTGCGTACTCTGTTACATCAGAAGATGTTAAATACATATAAGAACTATCATGCAATACGTATTTTGTATCACTTACTTTAATAACTCTGCTAAACCAATTACGGCGAGATCCTAACGGGCGAATATCCAAACTTTTACGTGCGCCACGTATTGGTTTAACGTTGTTGTATTTTGCTACTACTTCGTCAAAGCTATTCATTTCATTCTCCTTAACAATCTACGATTTGAACACTATCGCCATCGTCTACGACTTTGGCTCTTCCCTTTGCTACTTGTCTTAACTTAGAAACAGTAAACTGTTTAAAGTCTTTGGCATCACTTTTAGTTATGAAATACAAAAGTGTCATTGCTGATGCCCACAGTATTAAGAACATCTCTGCATAAGATAATGTCATACCCTTCTCCCCATATTTTGATACCAGTTTTGCCTGTAAACTTACAGACACATTTAGATATGTACTGTCTTGCCAACATTGGCGGTTGCACCTTTGTTGTTCAAGATGCACCATAAGACAGGTACAGACCAAGTACCCCACCCACCTACATAGCCATCGGTTAGCATAACTACGCATTCAGGTTTGATACCATGCTCATTAAGATATTGAGATACACAGGTTGCGTCAGTACCCCCACCCCCTGCAGGTTTAGTTGCATGTACCAATCCGTCCAGTTCATCTTGTAGATAAACTTCTTGCTTACGCACTTCAGTATCCCAATAAAGTAACCTCACCTTGCTAGGTTTAACTGTGTCACAGATACCCTTGATCTCGGATAGGAAAGCATTTAGATCTTCCTGTCCAATAGAACCTGACGTATCTATACCAATAACAATCTCCCCCAGTGATTCACTGATAGCTGACGGCATGAGTATGTCCATACCAATGTAACGACGATTAGGTCTGCGCCATGTTGAATAGTCTTTACCTGCACAAGTTGTTGTTACGAAATCACGTAGTAACTCCCGCCAATCTTGCTTTGGATCAAGTAACTCACCAATATCACGATTAGCACCTGTGCCTACCTTGCCTGCTAAGATCGCACCCTGACGTAATGCACTGTCAATTTCTTTGGCTAGATCTCTCTGCTCTTGCTCAGACATTTCCTGTGCTTCATCCCACTTGTGTTCATCAAAGGGGTTGTACTCATCACCATCACCCCCTTTTGGTCTTGACTGTAATAGCTTGAACACTTTAGCTGAGTCCATATCTGCAAACGAATTGTCTATCAATGCACCATCAGGTATCTTGATCCACCCTACTTTGCATGCATCTGTATTAGCAAGCTTGAGGTTGATAACATAATCACAGGCACGATTGGCTTTGTCATGATCCACATCATGTAGATGTTTCCATGTAGTCAGGTGCTTGTACATTTTGTGATAACACTCATGCAGTACAACGAATCTGAATTCGGCATCAGATAGTTCATCTACAAACTTCCTACCATATGCCTCGTCACGACCATTAGTACATGCAGTCTTTACCTTGTCATCCACAATCTTTGTGCCGATCATGAGTACCCCTGTCAAGGCAATAAACTCGTCACGACCAATAATGTCAATGACCGCCTTGCGTAATCTTTGTTCTGCCACGAGTGGCTTACCTATTGATAACATATTATTCTCCTGTAAGGTTACGGATTACTTCTTGTCCGCAGTGAACATGTAATTGTTAGCCATGCACCAATCGGTAAACTTCTTATTGGTCATGACCAAACCTTGCTTCTTGTACTTCGGGCTACGAACCTGCATAGCAAAGAACCCCTGTGATTCGGAATCCAAACGATTAAGGTAAGTCATCCACGGATCTACAAATTCTTTAGACATAGTAGACAATGCTCGGTGTACCACCATCATGATTGCTGATGATGTTTCGGGTAGCTTGGCAGTTTCAGGACTTGTCCTAATTTCTTCCTGCTTGGGTAACTGATCGACCAGTTCAATAAAGCTACGCAAGTCCGCACCTGCCTTCGCACCAATTGTCCCCATAAGGTTACTCTGAAGTGCGTTAGATGTGATCTCATCTTTAGCCCATAACCAATTACTTGCCAATGCCAATGATCGTGGTGTAACAAACGAGGGTCGTTGTGCCTTAGGATGAAAGATGTATGGGTTATCGTCAGGATTCTGAACATCCTCGAAAGACTGGAACAACTTATCCCCTTCTTCTGCCACCCACATGATCAATGCAGGATGTATCCCATTGTTATAGGCAAAGTTCTCGATCCACAATTGTGGTGTAGGTTTAGCCATACGAACCACAGTAATACGATTGCGATGATGTGGCATTAGTAAGTCACCCACCCCCTCTCCACCTAGGTTAGTAGTAGCAAACACGATAGACCCTTCGGGTAACTTCTTACCACCTACCTTATGACTGAGCATAGTTTCCATACAGGCATTCTTGACATTCGGATTCATCTTGCCGTACTCGTCGAACATGAGAATGACAGGCTTGCCATGATGTAGACCAAACTCTTCATTCGGCACGAATCGTACGAACTGAGCATCGTCATCCATGCCCAAGATTTTGGGTATATATAGATCACCCAAGTCCTTTGTTGTGCCATCGAATAGACAAGGCACATGAGTAGGCAGTTTCTCTGCCAATATCTTAAGGATTGAGGATTTACCTGTACCCATGTGACCCATGACTAGGGTCGTACCATTGCGGTTTGCCAAGAGGGACTGAACAATCTCGTCGATTGATTGCTCGTACAAACGTTCGGCGGTGATTACTGATTTAGACATAATAATTCTCCTGTTATTAAGTTAGGGTGTAATACATTGAAGTGAAGTCGGCAGTAAGTACGATCAATTACCAAGACATTTCTTTGAGCAAAGCATCTACCTTGCTCTTAGTATCTAGTCGTAGATCGTCATCTTCCCGTAGTGCATCGGGTGTTATCCCAAGTAAAGCATTCTCAATCTTGACCTTGGCTTGTTTCATCTTCGGGTCGTCAGTTACATTGAACTTGTCAAGCAAGGCAACCATCTCTGTAACATTACTGACAAGTGTGTCCCTGAAAATCTGCTTCTTCTCACCATCTAGCTTAGAACTCATGCTCTTTAGTGCCTCATGGGTACGAGTCCACACATCCTTGTAAGCTAGTTCAAGGTTATCGCTGTAAGCTTTGGCATAGGATTCCTTAAGAACCTGCTGTGCATCATTGCCAATCTGAACCCTAAAGTCCCCCACCTCAGGCACAGGGGAATAGCGGATTGAGAATCGGTACTTGTCCTTAATATCTTCCTTGCTAGGGTAGTCTGTCGGATCGAACAATGTGCCAAGCTTGACCTTAGACCTTACGATCATGTTGTCCCAATCGGCAAGTGCTAAGTCCACTAGGCGGTAAAACTCATGTTGGTAGCCGGTCATCTCCTTCTCATAGTCAAAGAATAAAGATGTTGTCAGTAACCTTACCCCACTATCTGACCAAGGCATAGTTATAAAGTAATGCCTAGTCCGTGCGTTACCTGCGTACTTACCAATTGCATCGAATGTTGGTTCGTCGGCAAATAACTTCTTGTGGTAATTACCCGCCCTTGTGGTGGTATGTTTCTGTACGTCAATTTCGGCTGACACACTCTTGTCAAACTTGCGACCTGTCCACACACTAATGTTTAACTCCACTAGCATGGCACTACTGCTGATACTCGGTGCTGATACAACGGGTTCTGTAAAGTTACAGACAACTTCGTTTACTGTTTGATTCATGTTATTCTCCTGTTTAATTTAAGTAACATCTACTACTCTCTACAACGATTTACCACCATATAATATATTATACCAAAGTCTACTACCTGTGTCAAGTTTTTACGACCCATTACGCAACCCACCCATATGGGTACGAGGTATAACTAGGATGATCCTTTCCTCATCCATTGATTGCAGGGTTACATCGTGGTCTGTCCAACACACTATGCAATAGGTTCTTTTGCCTATGCGTTTGATCTGTCCTGTTCTCATGGCAACACCACCGACCAAGCTATATAGATACCAAGAGCAACGAGGGGCACAACCCATATGCAGTCAATGCACCACCTCTTAAGATCTTCCCATTCATTCTTGTTCATACACAATCTCCTTTAGTTTGGTTAGTTCCTTCTCTACTTCTTCTTTGCCGTACTGCTCACGAATGGCAACGATTCTGTCTGCCTTGTCCTTATTTAATAAGAACTGTGCCCGTGTTTCGTTTGAATAGGCAACCGCCAAGATCGCCTCAAGTAAAAACAATTTATCTTCTGCTTTCATATTCTTAAGTCCTCAATAAATGTGATTCGCCCCGTTTCAGGGTCAAAGTTATACGCAAGTCCTTGCTGATGTTTAGGGTATCCCCACATGCCTTGTAATTGCCACCAAACACTTGAATACTTCTTACTGTGCCAATACTTGACTGCCTCGTCAAAGTTGTAATACCTATGGAGACTGTGTGTTTTGTCAGAGTTTGCATGTGTAAAGTCCATCATCAGCTTGATCAAAGCCACCCTTTTTTTGGCTGTAAGCTTACGGGGATAACCTGCACTCAGTAACCGTACAATATCTTTCTCGGTCATATTGTCCTCTTTGGGTTAAGTTGCTTGAGCATCGCCATATCGGTGATACAGATATAGTTAGACTTGTTTAGTGGTGCTATGGTGAACTTACGATCCTTAGCTATCTCGTCACCACAATCAAGGCAAACGGCATAGCCAATGTCAAGACGAGCTAAGTCGTACTGATCACCACACAATTTACATGTTGGTATGTGTTTCATGCTTTGAACTCCTTGTAAGATTTAACGATCTCGCCTGATGATTCAAACTCTTTCCATGCTTGGCAATTCGGGCAGAGGCGGTCATAGTCAGGGCATTTCTCGCCCCAGTACTGAATCATTGCTTCCTCTGCATCGTCTGCTTCACAGGCTTTTGCCCATTCGTGGTCTAGGTATTTATCTAAGTTCATGATGTTATCTCCTTATCTTTACCCAAAAGAACGAAAGGCTTGGGTGTTTGTTTTGCAGGCGTTCAATGCGTTCTTCTGCTTGCTTTGCTGTGGCATACAACCCGAAAGCGTATATGCTTCCGTAATCACCAACCCCTATTACTGTTATCTGCATCTTGATTCTCCCGTTAGATGATAGAAAAGGCGGATTCGTCGCCGTCGTAGAACCAATGGGTATACGAATAGATACCATTGGCATTGTGGCAATTGCCACCAAATAGAGGCATAGATACGGATTCTTCTAGCCCTGCGGATTCCAACGAAACGAACAAACCGAGTTCATCGGCAACTTCTTCCCATTGCATTTCGTCAACGAGATCAAACTGCGGTACTTGATTCATGTGATTCTCCTGTAAGGTTACTGCTAAGTTTTAGGGTTTACTGCGTATAGTCTGTAAATCTTTTTTGACTATACTTATATTGTAACATATTAGGGTGTGAAAGTCAAGTAAACTGTATCAAAGTCTATCAAAGAATATAATGTACCGATTGAACCTATTTGTTCTTATTATGTAGTTATGTAAGTTATTGATTTTCTAGTATTGTTCTTAATGAGGGGTCTCAAAACATATACACAAGGACTTTTTTTTAGTTCTCCTTCAGTCCCTTGCAGAAAAGAATTTAAGAACAAATTTAAGCAAAAGTGCTTGAGTATCCAAAATGGACAGAACAAAGCGAACAATATAACTTTATCCTTATAAATCAACGGGTTCAGACAGAACAATATGACCGAACAAATGGGTTCAATACAGAACAATATGCTAGGGTAAACACCTATGGTTTTGCTATTGACAAACGCCAAAAATACTTTTAACCTGTACACAGGTTAAAACAAAGTTCTCTGTAAGCTTACAGGCAACTTTGGTCACTGGTATATACTGGTAAGATGTTTTTCCGTAAGCTTACAGGCAACTCCGGTCACTGGTATATCTTGGTGTAACCTTACAGGTAAAGTTGTCGTGTGATGTTAAGCCGAATCTAATTGTCCCTATGCTGCTTGCTACTTAAGTCACTGGTCTCTTTTGCAAAATGTTGCGTTGCAATATTTATCAAGTAAAAAAAGAGAGCGAAAAAAAACCCGCCTAAGCGGGTTAAAATGTTACCTGTAAGCTTACTGTTATTTCGTATCCTTAACATACTTATGAATATTTAAAGCTTTTAATACTTTGAGATCATCAACAATACCCGCATATGGGTTAGTTTTCTCTTCACTTAAACGATCCATTGCACTAAGTACTTCACGAAGAGCCATTACCATCTGACTGGCGGGTTTTTTCTTACCGCCAGTATTACCACTCGCTTTTGCCTCTTCAAGAGATTGCATTGCTTTTTTGATATTGCTATAGGTATTATCTACCGCTGTTTCGATTAATACTTGTCTTACAGCAATTGTGGTTTTATTTAAACTATCAGTATTAGAGCGGATAAGCTTTTTACTATCATCATCCAAACCTTCAATAATAAACCCGCATACAGTATCCCGAAAAGCTAATAGGGATTTATCCTTTTCAAGCTTACCTACGAAATGATGAGAGCGCTTACCATTACTCCAGAGCATTTCGCATAATTCCTGATTTTTATTGGCGCTCTGTTGCTTGAGACCCGCTAGAGCGCTGATTAAAATACCCTCATCCTTTGATACTACTAATACAGGATTAGCGGGTATTGGCTCGCCTATCATTGCCTTAACCTGTTGCCCTAATGCTGATATTACTGGCTCACCACTTGATGTTAATGGTGTTAATGCTTTTTTACTTGCTTTCATTTTTAATACTCCTGTTAGTGATTAAGAAATAATCTGAATCAATTTCGATTCATTAATAACAGTATACCATAGGATGTTATAGAATGTCAAGATTTAATAGATTCCCGTAAGCTTACAGGCAACTGTGTACGCTAAGGGTTTACCCTGACCCCACCCCCCAAATTCTAGTTTAGTTACATACGCTAGGTTTGGTTTGCTATTAAGCACGAGCATTGTCCAATTTTTAAGAATCGACATAGGAAACACCCCCCGTCATGTTTTTTAAGTACCTAGCTAAAAAATTTTTTATATTGACTTTTTTCGTTTTCCTATATACTTCGCTAGTCATCCCTCATCTAGCATTGGACATAAATGCAACAACTACAAGTTGAGCCTGATTTATTCATACCATTTCCAGAAGACAATCCGACCCTAGCTAACTTTAGAGAACGGGCAGAAGCAGCCTGCAAAACAGCAGATTTGCTAGAGCTTGACGTTAATCCTACAGAAGAAGACCTGCTAGTTGCAGAGACTGTTGCCTATTCTGTGGCACAAGACGAAGACCAAGTAAATAAGAAGCTAACCTCTAAAAAGGCATCCCAGCTAAAGCCTGCTACGTATTACCAAGTAAATGGCATCCTTAAAGAGTTTTCGACAAAGGTTGTTGAAAATGCCACCCAAATCCGCCTGTTAGTAACAAATAAGCTACTACTTGAGTCAGAGAACGAGGACCCAAAGATACGTATCCGTGCCTTGGAGTTACTAGGAAAAATTACCGATGTGGGCTTGTTTACTGAGAAGTCTGAGGTTACTATTAACCATAGGTCAAACCAAGAACTGATGGACAGTTTGCGGGCTAAAATCCATAAATTGATGGCGCCCACTGAGGTAGAAGACGTAAAAACCATCAAAGTAAACGGGGAAACGATTAATTTAGATGCAGAATTAGGCGTTGTAGACGAGGGAAAAACCGAGGAAGTTAAAGATGACGGCGACAGCAAACCAGCTTGAGAGCCTCACCGATGAAGAACTTCAGTTCTTATTGGACAATTTGGATAAATTTGATGAAGTAGATGCCGAAGAAACAGAATTTGTTCTTGATGAGATAGATCGTCGCAAAGAAGCCAAGGCTGCTAGGCTTGATCTAATAGAGTTTTGCAAGAAAATGCAGTCCGATTACAAGGTTGGTAAGCACCACCGCAGGTTGGGTAACCTCCTCATGGAGATTGCTGAAGGTAAAAAGAACCGGATTGTAGTCAATATACCCCCACGGCATGGTAAATCCCAGCTTGTTTCTATCTACTTCCCTGCATGGTTTCTTGGCAAATACCCCGATAAGAAGGTTTTAATGGTCTCCCACACGACTGATCTTGCTGTGGACTTTGGTAGGAAAGTGAGGAACTTAATTGATAGCCCCGCATATAAAGAGATTTTTCCAACCGTTACTTTGGCGCAAGATAATAAATCTGCTGGGCGCTGGAATACTAATGCTGGTGGTGAGTATTTTGCTTGTGGTGTGGGTTCTGCCCTTGCTGGTCGTGGAGCTGATCTATTACTGGTGGACGACCCCCATAACGAGCAGGACATCATCAATGGGAACTTCGATGTATTCGAGAAAGCGTATGAATGGTTCACCTACGGAGCAAGAACACGCTTGATGCCGGGTGGTAGAGTCGCTATAGTACAAACTAGGTGGCATCAGGATGACCTGACAGGTAAGGTTGTTCGGGATATGACCCAGAATGATGAAGCGGATCAGTATGAACTCGTTGAATTTCCAGCGATCTTTAATGAAGGAACAGATAAAGAAACAGCTTTGTGGCCAGAATGGCTGTCATTGGCCTCTCTGCGTCAAACTAAGGCTTCTATGCCTGTGTTCCAGTGGAACGCTCAGTATCAACAAAACCCAACCGCTGAAGAAGCCTCTGTTGTAAAGCGTGAATGGTGGAATTGGTGGAAAAAAGAAGACCCACCTACCTGTGAATACGTAATTATGAGCCTAGACGCTGCCGCAGAAACACATAATCGAGCAGACTTTACTGCAATAACAGTTTGGGGCGTATTTTTTAATGAAGAAAACGACTGTCACAACATTATTTTGCTCAATAGCATTAAAAAACGATTAGAATTTCCAGAATTAAAAGATTTAGCGTGGCAAGAATGGCAAGAATGGCAACCCGATGCGTTCATTGTGGAGAAAAAATCGGCAGGAACAGCGTTATATCAAGAATTAAGGCGTACAGGCATGCCTGTTACGGAATACACACCCCATAGGGGTAGTGGTGACAAATTAGCTCGGTTAAATAGCGTAGCGGACATTGTAAAAAGTGGTTTAGTGTGGGTTCCTGAGACACGTTGGGCTGAAGAAGTGGTAGAAGAGATTGCAGGATTCCCGTTTATGAGTCATGATGACTTGGTAGACTCAACGGTAATGGCGCTAATGCGCTTTAGGCAGGGTGGATTTATAAAATTACCAAATGATGAACCAGATGAAATAAAACTTTTCAAAAGTAGACGGTTCAAAGGATACTATTAAGGATAGATTATGTCGATTGAAAAAAGCCTATACCAAGCCCCTGTTGGACTTGATTCTATTATGGAAGAAGACCCAATTGAAATTGAGATTGTAGATCCGGAATCCGTAACAATTGGTATAGATGGTATGGAGATTGAAATAGAACCTGCCAAACCCTCAGACGAAGATTTTGATGCCAACCTAGCTGAGTACATCAGTGAAAAAGAACTAACCGAAATAGCAGGCGACTTACTGGGTGACTTTGAAGATGATGTATCTGCCCGTAAGGACTGGATACAGACTTATGTAGATGGTCTTGAGCTTCTTGGTATGAAAATTGAAGAACGGACAGAACCGTGGGAAGGAGCCTGTGGCGTTTATCACCCCCTCCTTTCCGAAGCCTTAGTTAAGTTCCAAGCTGAAACTATTATGGAGACGTTTCCAGCTGCAGGTCCTGTAAAAACTTTAATTGTTGGTAAAGAAACGCCTGAAAAGAAAGATGCAGCACAACGAGTTCAAGATGACATGAACTATCAGTTGACTGATGTTATGACCGAGTATCGCCCTGAGCATGAAAGAATGATTTGGGGATTAGGGCTATCAGGTAATGCGTTTAAGAAAGTCTACTTTGATCCTGCACTTGATCGCCAAGTGTCTATGTTTATTCCCGCTGAAGACATCGTTGTTCCTTACGGAGCCTCAAGCTTAGAGCAGTCCCCTCGTGTAACGCACGTGATGCGAAAGACTGAAAACGAGATAAAACGGCTACAGTTTGCAGGTTTTTATAAAGATATTGATTTAGAAACTCCAAGCGGATCTTTAGACGAAGTTGAGAAGAAGATTGCCGAAAAGATGGGCTTTAAAGCTACTTCAGACGATCGTTATAAGCTTTTGGAGATGCACGTAGACCTTGATTTGCCTGGTTATGAAGACAAAGATAAAGATGGAGAGTTAACAGGCATCGCCTTACCGTATGTTATAACGATTGAAAAAGGGACTCAAGAAGTCTTATCAATCCGTAGAAACTGGAGACCTGAAGATGACACTCATCAAAAAAGGAATCATTTTGTCCATTATGGATATGTGCCGGGCTTTGGCTTTTATTGTTTTGGGCTTATCCATCTTGTCGGTGCTTTTGCTAAGTCTGGTACTTCTCTTATCCGACAGCTTGTGGACGCAGGCACATTGGCGAATTTGCCAGGTGGCTTTAAAACAAGAGGTTTGCGAGTTAAGGGAGACGATACCCCGATTGCCCCAGGTGAGTTTAGAGATGTAGACGTGCCGTCAGGAGCCATTAAGGACAACTTAATGACGCTTCCTTATAAAGAACCTAGCCAAGTTTTATATCAACTGCTTGGGACTATTGTTGAAGAAGGTAGACGTTTTGCATCGGCAGGAGATATGAAAATATCTGACATGAGCGCTCAAGCTCCTGTAGGTACAACTCTAGCAATTTTGGAAAGAACTTTAAAAGTTATGAGTGCGGTGCAGTCCCGTATTCATTACTCAATGAAACAAGAGTTAAAACTCCTCAAAGAGATTATTCGTGATTACACACCCGAAGAGTACAACTATGAGCCTGAAGAGGGCAGTCGCAAGGCAAAGAAAACGGACTATGACATGGTTTCGGTCATTCCAGTCTCAGATCCAAATGCGGCAACGATGGCGCAAAAGATCGTACAGTACCAAGCAGTACTCCAACTGGCACAAAATGCTCCTCAAATCTACAATCTCCCGCAATTACACCGACAAATGCTAGATGTGTTGGGAATTCGCAACGCTCAGAAGTTAATTCCACTACAAGATGACCAAAAACCGAAGGATCCAGTCA